TTCTTTACTACTTTGGTGAGTGAAGCTCTCCCTTACACAGCGTCTTCAGATAATGCACATCTTGGAGAGCTTTCAGGTTCTCTTGAGTTAAATATTGATGGTGTAGAAATAGCTTCTGCTTTCTTAGCTGTAGCAGATGCGAAAGCTTCAGATATTGCTACAGTATTGAATGCTTCTTCAGCATCAACATCTGCGAAATATCACTGTATGTCTCCTATTGGGAACTTAACTGTGGTTGCAGGCTCTTATGACGAGTTGACTCTTAATTATCAAGGGGACACTGTTCAAGAAAGTCTCACTATCACAATCCCTGTTAAAGCAGGAGATGGTTTGTATACTCCAGATGAGCTTGCAACAGCCATTGAAGGGGAGATTACTTTTGTAGGACCGGCTCTTGGAGCAACCGTTGAGTGTGCTGTTGAAAACGGTCGTCTTGTCTTCACTCTAACTACCGTAGCTGGTGGTGATGTTGCTTATGGATACATCGAGTTTGTAGCCAACGCAGTCGCCACAAAAGACTTTGCTTCTATTGCAGGTATTGATACTGATGTTGCGGTAAGTGGTACTCAGACTAAGTGGGGTATTCTCCCTATCGCTGAAGCTATTTCTACTGCATTAGACTCAGATGGTACTAATACAAAGAAAGATCGTTTAGTGCTAAGAAATAGAACTCTCATTGGAGATAACTATTTCCCACCTGTTGATCTTGGTGTTGTAGTTGTCGGTGGAGACATTCTTCCTAAACTTGGTTTGTCTCTTGGTTCTGTAAAGGCAGAGAGACAAGCTGTGGTTGAGTCTGCTTCTGTTTCACTCCGACCAAGTTGGGCTGGACTTCAAGTAGATACCGATGTTGCAGTTAAGTTCTATAATGGAGATGGGGATTTCCCTGCAAACAATGTTCTAAGACTTAATGTGTCAGGCGTATCTCAAGAAATAACTTTTGTGGGTTCTGCGGGTGGAACTCTTACTAGCATTAACGGTGATGTTTTCACTGCTCTAAATGTCAATGGTTTAGCGAATGTGTCAGTTCTGAGAGAGGGCATCAATCTTCGTATTGTAGATACTCTTGAAACTGTAGACTCTTTCATTGAAGTTCTCGATGGCAGTGCGAATGCTCTGTTTGGTCTTTCTGAGGGTGAGACCTCCACTTCTCGTTTTGTATCTGCTAGTGCAGTTTCGTCTGCTCTCAACAACAACTATGGTGATGCATCCGTATTTGCTTGGGCTATGCTTGATGGTGTTGAAGCGGATATGTTCCGAAAACATGGTATCTCTTACACTACAAGCACCGAATCAGGTTCAGAGTTTGTCACATTCGAGTGTTTGACAGCAGGTGTTTCTTCTGTGATTGACTTTACAGGCACTGGAAATGCTGTTTCTACTGTTGGAAATGGTTTGAAGATTACTACAGCAGACGGTGCTGTCGGAGAAGCCGCTATTCAAGGCTTCTTTGTCAAATCTTCTGTCTCTAATGGTTCAGGTTCTGCCAATACATCTACTCTTAATGATGGTGTAGGTGTAGACGGTGTGATTGGTCAGACTTATGTAGACAGTGTGACAGGTTTCACTTTCACACTTCTTCCTAGAGATGGAGATCAACCATACCCTTCAGGTGCTAACGCAACTATGACGTTTAATGTCTCTAAGACTATGACAGCAAATGCAAATGTGCCTGCAAATGTAGTTCCCGGAGTTCAACTGTTCGTTAGTAATACTCTTGGTACTGCTGTTGGAGATACTGCGATTGTTGAGACTTTTAATAAGGGTGGTGAAGAACCTTCTGTAGGTACACTTTACTATATGAACCTTGTCCGTAAGAAATCAGTATTTGGAACAAGTGTATTTACACGTCTTTCTGATGTTGTATCTGCGTTTGGTGATGTTGGTGCAGAGAATCCTCTTTCTTTGGGAGCTTATCTTGCATTCTTAAACGGAGCAAATGCAGTAGCTCTTCATCAAGTTCCTCTTGAAGATGGTGCGACAAGCTTAACTTCTCTACAGGTTGCAAATGCACTGGTTGATGTCGAAGGCGATATTGTCCAAAATCAGATACAAGCTAACATCATTGTTCCTCTTGTACCTGCGGATGAGATTCTTCTTTCTGAAATCTCAAAGCATTGCGATGTACAGTCTAGTCTCAGATTTAGATCAGAGCGTACTGCGATTCTAGGTATGAGTGCTGGGACTACACCTGAGCAAGCAAGCCACCTTGCTTCTGTAACAAGAAATGCAAGAGTTCGTTTGGTTTACCCTGACATTTTGAGTTTAACTTTCACGAACACTCAGGGTGTTTCTCAGAGTTTGATCGTGGATGGTCGCTATTTGGCAGTTGCAGTAGCTTGTGCTACTACTTCTTCAACTATAGACTCTGCAACTCCTTGGACTAATCGTCTTGTGGTTGGTTTTGACTCACTGTTGCGAACTCTCGATGCTGTGGATGCAAATCTAGTAGCGAACTCCGGGGTGAGTGTTTTAGTTCCGTCAGGAAATAATCTGAAGATCCGACATGGTTTGACCACTGATATTTCTTCAGTGCTGAGAAAAACTCCAACTGTAGTACAGATTGCAGATGATGTTCAGCTACGAGCAAGAACTTTGCTAGAGAGTTATATTGGTCAGAAATACCTTTCATCTGTCTTAGGTCAGATTGAGGGTAGGGTGAATATGCTCTTTAAGGATCTTGTGAAAGAGCAGATTATTGATTCTTACACAGGTCTTTCTGTGGTAAGAGATCCTGAAGATCCAACAGGTCTTCTTGTAGAGGTTTACTACAAGCCTGTATTCCCACTACTCTACATCCAGTTTACGTTTAATATCCGTAGCTCGATCTGATTATTTCAGAGTAAACTCGGATCGGGTTGTAGGGGAGTAATGGAAGCCTACCTCAATGGAGTCCCCACCTTGGACTTCATTGCCTTGCTCATCTCTCTTTTGATTGAAGATAGCCTTCTTACCACTATTTCCAAAAGTAGATATTTCTTCTATTTCGTCAGCCCAAGCGAAAAGGTACTTACTACCCTCAAATGGTTCTCCTTTAAAGTCGGTACGAAGACCATAAGCGTATACAGGTATTTCTAGTTGAGAGACGATGTTTGAAAGTTGAAGTACTTGATTTCTGGTTAAGAATTGTGCCTCGTCTACAAATAAGATGAGGTCTTTCTTTCCCTCTACTAGTTTTTGGATTGTTTTCTCTAAGAGGTTGTCCTCTTTTGATATAGACACCGCTTTCTTTGTAAATCCTATTCTTGAAGACACTTGGTTTTGCCCATCCCTGTCCGAAGCTATTTCAGGGACATAAATAGTATGAGCGATGTGTTGTTCTGTGCAAGTGTATGATCTCATTAGTAAGTTTGCAGTTTTTCCTGCATTTACTGTTGAGTAAATGAAAGTTAGCATGGTGCGACTCCAAGGGGGATTAAGATTCTTTTAATCTTTTCAATGTGTAGCTTTATTTTACGACTATCTAACCCACGACAACGAGATATGTGGGAGACATTATGTCCAAGCAATAAATCATTAAAAATATCCAGCAGATTTCCTGTGAGATGCTTTCTTATATCGTCTATGAGTATTTTTGTATCATAGTCTTCAGATTTACAACTATGTGCAATCGCATAGTCTGTGTTTTCTATCGTGTCTTCCACACCTACAACTTCTTTTTCGGATCTCCTTCTTTTTTTGTTTATGTAGTTTGCAGTCACACATCTGCTGACCATGACAACATAAGTTGAAAAAGCTGATTTTTTAGCATCGAAAGGGCAAGTGCCTCTATTTCTTATTAGGATACCCTTATATACTTCCATTAAGACTTCTTCTGCATCGCAATGTGTGTCTAAACACATCTTTCCACAATACTTATAGAACAGTTTTTTCACCTCTATATGTTTCTCACTGAGATCTATCCCCAATTCCACACCCTCTTCTCTGATAGATGACCGTTGTTTGAGTTTTGTAGGTATTTTTAAAGAAAGCGTTTGAAGAGGTATGATCCCTTCTTGCCAAGGTTTTCTTTTTATTTTCTGTTTTATACGATATATCTTCTCTGTCACTTTAATGCTCTCCTTTGTAGTGGGCGTTCCGATAAAAAAAGGGTTTTTCTTTTGGAAGATGTAAAAACAATTATCTTGAGGCTCAAAGATCTCGAAAAAAGTTCTTCTGGCAATTTTCAAGATGTTATATCTAAGAATGGTATAAGTAAAGTCAAGAATACTTTAGAGTTGTATGACTCAGGTCTGAAATATGGCTTCTCTGAGAAGGAGTTGTCGAGCATTTTGTCCTCTTTGGTCTCTTTAAAAGAGGAGGAGGATGTAACACAAGAAGCCGTCTTACCCCCTGTTGAAGCAATGTCAGAGAACGATATTTTGGATTTTTCAAAATGTGTTTTAGATTGGCTTGGAGAGGATGAGCTATTTCTCTCCCCTTTTGAAGTGTGTCAATTTTATAATCGCACACCCAACACCA